AGCAAGCCGTTCACTGATTTCCGTGGCAGACCGGACGGGCTGCTCAAGGCCACCAAGCGGCTTATCAAATAGTGCCATCCTGATCTTGTTCTGCACATCCTCAAGTATGAGTTGGGCGAGATCGAAACTCCCGCCTGGCGTAAGCGGCTGCAATCCCTTTGATCCAGCTGAGACCGGAATGAGTGTACCGGCCACCATTTGAACGGTATGCGGATTGATAATCGTGTCGTCGTCGTATTGCCACATTCCGACAATCGCAGATTCAGCATTTTCAAGTGTAAGCTCAACAATGAGGTTAGCGACCTTAATATCTGGCAATGCGTTGAGGAGGGGTCCTCTTCCATAAACTTCACCGGAACTCGTAGACCACCGAAATATAATCCACGGATTGGAACCGGCGCCGATAAATTTTTCTTTAAGCAGGATATGCTTATGCTGAAGCGACATGACCGTATAGAAATGTTCTTCCTGCTTGGCCGCCCTATCTTCCAGGGTACAGACTACAATTGTCACTTCGCGATCCGGGTTGTCTGCAATGTCCTTTGTCATTTCATCTGAGAATGTCGCCTTGGGCCAGACGTTCTTGATATCGCTATTCATCACCACGCGCGGCCAGAAGACACCACCGATTCGAGAGAACGGGCCTTTTTCAAGGATCAGTTCAGGCAGCGGCACAGCGCGGAACTCAACTATTTGATTCGGGTCTTCGGTTTCCTCGGCCAGCAATGCGCCAGTGCCAACAGCAAGATCAACATTAGACTCATGATCCTCAAGATCGAAATTGGAACTATTCTGAATTACGTCGAAAAAGAACTCATTGATGGGATCGAGCGCCAAGTCGATAGCGGAACGTTCTTCTTTTGGAACTTCTGAGCCAGCGCGAAGTTCGGACCAGTGAGCAAATAGAGGTGTCGTATAGGATTTAATGCGTGAGGCGAAATTCTGTGTGGAATGCACTGCTGTCGAATCAAATATGAAATCGCTGCGAGATTCGCCAGATGTTGAGGCGAAAAAGCCATCACGGTTCGGCAGCGCCAGATCGTAACAGTCTTGCCAGCGGCTAAGCCACCGATCTCGCTTCCGGTGTGCTTTGGCATAGCGCTGGATCATTTTTTCGACAGGCGTATCGCCTGACGGCATATTGCTTTCCGTACCGGGAATAAAGTTGACGTTAACAGGCATTATCCAGTAAGACCGATTGGAGTACGCTCTAGGATACCTGATCCACCGTACCCTGACCGTGCACGACGCCGAGCCTCGGCTTCAGCGGCGGAAGACAGCGGCTGTTCAACGTCTTCCGTACTGTTCGAGGACTGGCCTGTACCACTAAGATCGCCCCTTGGAATGGCGTTAAAATCTTGCTGTTGGCGAATACGTGCCAGCGTCTGCCAGGTTGGAGCACCGCCCGCGCCTGCGGGACCACTGGTTCCACCGGGAACACTGCCACTTCCTGTTCCGGGTGAAAATCCGGGAACTGCTGCCACCGCCGCACTGGCGCCGCCCTTTTTGCCGCCCTTGCCGAGACCGCTAAAGTAACCGCCTTGTGCAGATTGTTGGCCTGTTGCGCCGCCAAATGGTCCGGCATCGGGGGTGCCAACGCTAGCTCCGAATGCGGTGCTTTGTGCGCCACTGAAAGTGGTCATAATTAATTTCCTCCTAGTGTTTCATCGTCTGTGGGGAATCCTGTCCGACCCCCGGTTAAGAGACTTCTAGCTCCGCGCTTGCCGCGTTTGCGTTGCTCGGCTTCCTCGTCTTCGATGTCCTTCAGGCGTTTTGTTTCCTTATTGGCGGCGTCTTCCGCCACTTGGCGGGCTCGCTCTGCCGCGCCGTCGTCGGATTTCTTTTTATCGCTGCCGAATAAACCGGCAGGATCAAGCAGTTTGCCCATCAGATCAATTCCCCAAAAACTGGTTTGGCGCCAGCTTTGAGCATTTTCTTATAAAGGCCATAGGGAGTGAGGCAGAAGTGGCTGAAGCCGATAATGTCTTTGAGCATTGATACACAATTCCTGAAAGCGTAGCCGTGAGTCGGGCGGTGCTGCTCTGTCCAGGCGAGAGCTTTGCCGTATTTATTGCAAAAGACAATGAATTTATTTACATCGTCCGGTTCTATCACGCGGATTAGGCATTGTCCGGGCGAGGGCTCGACAAGCAACCACTTCTTTTCCTGTGGCACATAGGCAATGGCCTGAACGTGTCGGAAGCCCGCACGGGTCCATATCCGGGTCCAGAAACTTTGCTTGTGATCAAAGTAATCGAGAAACAAAACATTCCATATTAGCGGAGTGCAGATCGTTGATTCCGAGATGATTCAGTCCTTCCCCTGTGTCGGTCAAAAACATTGCGCTTGTGCTGCATGACACTTGGCTCCGGTGGATTTTTGCCACGAACGAGAGCTTTTCCCTCACCAGCGCCGAGCATGAGATATTGCAGCCCGTCATGTGGATGCGATGCCATATTCTTTTTCGGGCGCTCCTGATATTGCTCAATTGTTCCAGCAACAGCCGGATAATGATAGCCGCTGGCAAAGCCTTGGATCAAGACCTTACAGCGTGGATCGATTAACATTCCCGGCTGGCCGTTAACCATCCTGTTTAACACGTTCTCAACTGCCTCGATTCGAATATCAGGGTCATTGGTGTGCGTTGGCTGTGCGCTTATGCCTTCGGCTCTCAATATCTTGAACGGAGTACGCTCATCGGTCTGTGCGCGGTGATCCCCGGCAGGATCGCCATAGATAATAAATTTCACACCTTCAAGCAGTGGAAACTCTGCCATAAGTAGTTTTAGCTGCGTTGCGAAGCGCACGGCGCCCATGTTGGTGCGGATAAGCTCTCGTAGGATACGCCAGCGTCCGCCGATCTGCTGAGCAAAGATTGCTGCCGGCGTCAGGCCGAAATCAAGGCCCACCCAAATATCGGCATGGGGATTCACGATAATATGCTCGGAAGCTACATGAACCTCGCGATTGTAAGTCGAGTAGACCGGCTTGCCTGTCGAATGATCGCCAAGAAGGTTTCGGACGTAGACATTTATCCAATCCTTGTCTTTTCCCTCGATCAGACCGGGATAATATTTCTTATCCAGATTTTTCAAGTTTTCAGCACGCGGGTTGGTTGTATATCCCGTAACTTCGCCTTGAGGATTGCGATTTTCCAACATCGCGGGCGGCTGACAGAAAAATTCCCAATCTTGCGGTGTGATCAGCGTCAACTTGTCTTCTTCGCTCATCCAGTCGGGCGGTTCGACCTCGCCGGCCATGATCGGCCACCAGTGTTCTTCATTTGGTGCATTTGTATCCATAATAAGACCACTGAAGGTGCAGCCGCCATCCTTCACTGCTGGAAAGCGGCGCAAGCGCGAGGTTGCCGCGTCGATGATGGCCTTCGGAACTTCTCTAGCTTCATTGATCCATGCCATCGTCAATTCCAGGGATAGGAGCTTCTTGATATCCTCTGGTTTATCGAGCGCCAAGAAGATCACTTCCATTTCTATATCGTTGATCTTGACCATATGGATGAATGGCGGCGACCAAGAAAAATGCCCAAAGTCTTCTTCGGGAAACCATTCAAGCCAGGTCTTGGCCGTGGTCAGCTTTAATTCCGGGAAGGTGTTTCGGATGATGGCATGTCGTGTACGGCGTAGCCCGCTCGCGTCAGGTGCTTGGGCGCATGATCGCCGGAATAGCTCAATGCAGGATGCTGTTGAAGTTCCAGACCCGATGGGTCCGCGGATACCGCGCACGAACGCGTCAGACTTCATATATTGCTTGAGAACGTCGCCTTCAGGTTTGTAGTTGATCGCCGCCATCAGCTAACGAGTTTCACATAATCCGCAGAGGCCATAGCACGGCGGCGCTTCAATGCAGGATCGGCGCGCTTGGGAAGGGTCGGGAAGGAAAATTTCTTGGCGTCAAGCTCATGGCTATCGATCTGATGCTTTAACTGATTGAGGGCTGATACAGGGCCGATTGCCACAATGATTTTATCCGCTTCATCATTTGTTATGTGACGCTCTGGATAATGTTTCATTTGAATGCGGCGCACTGATTTTCGGAGCCGCCTCAAATCTTGAACCGATAGACCGGCAAACCAGAGATAATTATGACTGTGCCGGGTTGTCATTAGCCCTTCTTCCTTGCGGGCTTCTTCTTGGGGAGTATCTGTTGCCACTTCGGTGACGTCTTCTTCGGTGACGTCTTCTTTGCACCGGACTTAGGTTTTTTCACGGCTTTTGGCGCCTTTTTATTTGTCGCCTTTTCATTTTTCTCTCGCACAATGTACGATTTGTTGACGTCTTCCATTTACTGACGGAATGATTTATCACTCCACTCATGCTTTGGCATACGATCAGGCTTTCCTTTTGGGGGACATGCGATTGCGTGCTTTCCGCGCCGTACGGGTTTTCTTTACAGTTTTCGGCTTTGGCCCGGTTTTCGATCCAGTCCGTTTCCGCTTGGCGCCGTATCCTTTGCCTTTAGGCATCTGGCCTCACTATAATTTTGCCTTCACTGCCGCTGGCCTTCATGCATTCAAGTCCGTTGTAGTCTTCCAGCGTGACAGTCCATGATTTATCAGAAGGATCGAAATATACACGCACAGTGCTGCCGCTGTCCATATAGCCGATGAAGATATTACTCTCACCATACGTGGAAAACAGATTTGTCACTGCCGTTTGATGGACTGGACAACTCTTAATAGTCATCGTTTGAACAGGAAAAAATGAAATCAGAATGGCGGCAGCGGTAGCTGAAAACATTTGGCTCTCCTATTTAAGTCGTTTACCATATTTGAAATTAATTATACGCCAAGCGCCACGCATACCATCCCACCAGATCGGCGACAGGTCTTTATCAACACACATGATCAAGACACCGCCATGCACATTAAATAATTCAGGCTGACCATAGCCTTCTGGTGCCACGCAAATTTTGCGGAAGCCCGGTCTATTCTCTGGTTTTTGTGACAGCGTGAGTCCCCGCATTTAGGTGCAAGATATCGTAATTGAGATATTGGACGCCGGCCATCAAATGAGAGGGCTTAATGCCTGGCAGATTTATCCAATCCGTCTGAATACAGCTATCGAGCTCATTAAAATCCGCCGGCACAGCAACCAGTGCCAAAGAATAAATCTCCTCATTTCTAACACGCTCCAATATATCAAGAACCATTTGCTCCATTTCGGCAAAGTCAAGCGGCGTTGGTGCATTACGCGGACCATCGAAGCCAACAATATTATCATCGCGCATATTCCCTACTTTCTGCTCCCGTTCATTTCGTGCCGTTAAATCGATCACGAAGATTGTTTACTCGCTCCCACAGCGAACTGATATTTTTCTTGGCCTGATCTACTTCTGCCTCCAGCTTCACAACACTGACATACGTCTGTTTTTTCTCCATCTCTCTAACATCACGCTTCAGTTCCTTCACTTCAGATTGCAGACGTACGGCGACAACCAATGCGCCCACAACAAAGACGACCAATGGAAGCAAGGTCTTGAGTAGGTCTATACCCAAAAATCATTCCCCACCTCAGAGGCTGAAAATAATATCAGTGACAAAGTCAGGAGCCTTTCAGAACATTTATAGCTGTGTGGTACCTTATGGGTAACAGAACCGCCTACCTTTCGGAAGGGGGGTCTTCTCATAAGGCGCTTACTCCCTCTGTCAGCCGAGGTCGATAGTTATCGCCACCTCATGCTGGATGGAAACTTTATCGGGCGCTTTAAAGCCTGACCGATCAAGAATGTCCTTGCTTGCCTCAAGCTGCACATACTCAGACTTGGCACTCAGAGCCAAACGATGGATCACATGACCCGCGCTGATGGCGCTCAAACCTATGCCCTCGGCTACCCTTTTGAACAGATATGCTTGAACATGAGGCAATCTCAACGTCCTCGACGCTACTGATCTACCGGAGTTACCCTTGGCATATCCTGCGAGTTGTGCTGCCTTTGTCACGGTCACGGGGCTTGTAACGCCGTTCTCGTCTGCTTCACCATCGACCATGATATCAGCTAGTTTTCGCTGCCTTGCTGTGAGGCTGATGTCGGGGAGACCGGGAATGGGATGTCTTATCGAGCTTTTGGAGCGCTTCTTTCGCGTTGCCAATGAACATTCCTTTACGAATCGGCGTGGAAAACTAAGAGAGCCCGATTTGAGAAACCTGTCAACCCCACCAACAATGAGACGTAGTTACAGTGCTTTGCCATTTCACACCATTCAAGGTGTGAATACCGATTAACACAATACGATGAAGGAGAATAGTGAACTAACAAAGAAAGAAAGCAAGAAAGAACCAAGATGTCGGGCTCTGCCCCGACGCCCCGCAAGACAACTCGTTGCCTTGACCACGACAACCGAAGATCGTCGGTTGATCCCTCTTTAGATTTCGAGCTCTGCTCGAAGTCCCTCTGGACAAGGAGGGACACGAGCATCGCTTGCGCGATGGCAACCAACACCAAAAAGTATGAAGGCTCCGCTGTCGCCTCTTTTATTTCTTTGGCTATAAGGTCGCATAGCTCGCTGGTCGCTCGCCGCCCGCTCTCGGGCTGTTCTTCGTAACGAACCTCGTTCGCTTTCTCGCAGTCGCACGAATAATTGTTTCGTGCTTATGCTCGAATTTACGCGAACGAGAACCGAACTTCGAATCGAGCCCCTCGCTACCCTTGGGAGTGTACGTGTGTGTGTGGAACTTGCCCGGTGGCGACCCAAAACAAGAGGCCTCTCAAGTGAGCGCTCCGTTGTCGCGCGCTTTTTTTAATATAACGGCCTTAATGTTTTGGGCGGGAAACCCTCACGCTCAAAGTGAGGAAGAATCCCATTATTCAGGGGTGATGCTTCGCATCCCTCTTTTTGAGGGATTCACTTTTTTTTGAGCTTACGCAAATTCAAGGGGTCGGCGCGCTTCTCTCACTAATCGATTCTAACCATCCCCTGTGGTTCTTCTCGTATCTGCTCAATCGAGTGTAGCTAACCAGTTCCACAGGGGAAGAATCGCTAAGCTCTTTGCAGCGGCCTAAACGTAGTTTCCCCCTTGAGTTCGCTTGAGGCTGAACCCAATTCACCCCCCGACAACTTCCCCTCACCCACTTGTCTTGAAAGGACTGAACGCTATGGACGGACAATGTTTATCTTGTGGCGATATCATTAATGCCGCTGACATTAAGGAAGCGCACCACAATGTATGTGGTTCGTGCGAACGCGATTTCGCGGAGACTGCGGCTGACCCGATGTTGAGCGGCCCTGCTCTGGCTCCGGTATACGGCCACGGCGACGACGACGACATCCCCTTTTAGGGGGTGTTTCGTCCCGCCTTCCAGGGGCTTCGCCCCTTCAACCCCATCAAAGGCTCGCCTTTGAAATCTCTCGAAAGGAGATCACGACATGAGTTTTCTCAGCTTCACGCTTATGACAATCGTTGCGCTGCCTTTAGCTCTGCTCTTTTGGAGCGCTGTATTCACCTTCTCGCTCGCTATTCAGGCCGGCAGCGTCCGCGGCGCCCGCGCGTTGCGCTCTTGGAGCAACAAAACGGCCATCCCGTGGATGGAAACGCGGGCCGTAAACATGATTCAGCGCAGCTATGACAAGCGCTGCGCTCGC